CGTCTGTATGCGTATAAGTTACTGTTGATTCATTATTTAAAGCACCTATTGTAAAACCAACTTCATAAATATCTATGTCGAGTTCTTCTTCATCAATAGTTGTAGTTTCAGGTAAATCAAATTCATAATCAGCACCTTCTCCACCGTGTTGCCTAAATTCTAAATTTATACAATAGTCAGTACAACCATATTGTCCTGTCCAAGTATTATTTATGTCAATGTTATTCTGAACTTCGTTTCCTTGTATATCTAGTTCATCTTCAGGTATAACCATATCTGTACTCTGTTCCCAAGTCTCAGGCACAGTTGTAGTTGTTGTACTTGTAGTTGTTGTGCTAGTTGTAGATGTATTCTCAGGAATTGTTGTTGTAGTTGTAGTTGTTCCGTCAAAAGTCTCTACTTCTTCTACTTCTCCTTCAGGGATAGTGGTTGTAGTTGTGGTAGTAGTAGTATCTTCTTCAGCTATGACAGGCAAAGGTACTGCTATAAAGCACACAGAAGCTATACATAAAAACTTCTTTAGGTTAAGCACCTTTTATTTATTATCGAATGTTTGCTTTGGTTTATATTGTTCTAAGCCATTCTGCAATACAGACAATCCTGAACTCAAAAACGCAACAAGTAATAATTCAATCATATTTGCGTCAATGATTCCTGATGAGTTTGCTAAATACAAAGAGATTGCAGATTGCAACCCTGTTCTAAAAGCCTTAGATAAAATAAATTTCCAATATTCTTTATTTTTCACTATTCTTCTTCCTTCTTAATTGGGTTGCTAATCAATATTTTACCATACATCTTGCATTTTTTTTTCACACACTTAAAACCCTCTTTATAAAGTTTGGTTGGGTTGTGGCAAATATGACACTTTAATTTCAAACTAACCTTTATTTAGGTAATATTTCTGCCTTCTAGTTTAGCTTCTAAGATTTTCAGATTCCCATTTATCTCTGAAATTTTTTCATATATGTCATTCGCTCCAATCATATTCTGTGGAGACTTGTTAGATAATTTAGTTACAGATTCTTCTGCTATCTCATTTAGATTAATTTTAGATATTGTAACCGTAACTTTTTCTCCATTAACCATTGGGACTGCAATCTTGTCATACATTTTTTTATAAGCATTCCTACTTGAGCCTATAAATCCGTCTTTACTTACATCTAAATCTTGTTGTGTGTCTCCAACTAAAACGCAACCTGCCGAGTTTTCGTCTGTATTCCCACTATGAAAAAGCACCCATTTAAAGTTAGGTATATTTTTTATTTCGAGCATACCGTAGTGTGCGTTCTTGTATCTAGCAGAATATCGTTGGTGGAATCCACCTTCTTTTCTAAATTCAACAGGATAAGTTCCTTCAGGTATAGCAGTCTCTCCATATACCTTTACATCTCTCATTTCATCTTCTAAGGTATAGCACTCAAACACACCGTCAATAAAAAGCATTCCGTTTGTAGCGTCTTTACCAAACTGTGTTCTTACAACATCAAGTTTCATTATTCAGGTTTTGGATTATCTGTTTTGACTTTTTTGATAGCTTTGTACCATTCGCCTGTTTTGTCTAGTTTACCTGCGTCTATGTCCCAATAGAGTTGGTCTAGTTGGTCTCCAATAGCACCATAGGATTCTTGCCTAGCTTGTATATATCCAAACTGTTGTTCTTCCCATTTTGAGTTACCTAAGTCAATCTTAGCTTGTGCGTAGTCATCATCAGAGAACTCCATTCTCTCATTATTAACTTGCTTATACAAAGGAGAATTTGCTTCTATCTCTGCGTCTGCTTCTGTCTGTAACTGTTCTTTTGTCTTTGCCATAATTACCTTTCCTTATCTTACTATATTATTTAACAATGCCGTACAATTTAAATTTACCACTAGCTATGTTTCCACTAGCCATTTTAAATGTAACTGCAACATGACTTTCTGCAACAGTCAAAACTCCCGCACCTTGATTTCCAAAAAGATTTGCATTGTCATCAATACAATTTGCTTCCAAACTATAAAAAGAAAATTCAGAGCTGTTAGCTAAATTATATAAATACAGTACGCCATTACCAATTTCGCCTGTTCCTGTTCCTAATTCTTGGTCTGTTAAATCAAATGCTGTTTGATTTTGTGCACTATCGTTATCAAATGTTGAAAATGTTTTATAAACTTTATGTGCAAAATCATAATTACTAGAAGTTACATCGCCACTTGAATTTTGAAACCTCATTTGTAATTTAACATTATCATTTGCAGGTTTGACATTTTGAAATACAATTTTGTAAACATTATGTGTTGTACTTATAGGATTTAATGTAACAGCACTACTTGAACTTGCAGAAACTTCTTCAATTAATAGTAAACTACCACTCATTATTTAATCCCAAACACATTTACTGTAGCACTTGTAATATTTCCTGTATCCATGTGAAAACTAATACCTGTAATACTTTCAGCAGATTTGTGAACTGCTATCCCACGAAAACCAATAGCTCCTGAAGATGACGCTCTTCCGATTGACTGATTTATGGCATGAGTAAAATCTGAACTGCTAAATGGATTAAAAACAATGATTGTCATACCAACACCTGTTGCATTACTTTGATTAAAATTTAACCTATCAAATAATTCACTCGCTGAAGTTGACCTTGTTTGTTCTGCACTTGAATAAGAAGCCATTTGTAATTCTGCCCTGTCATAGTTTGCAGATAAAATACTTCCTCCATTATCAATCAAACGCATATTGGTATAAGTGTTCGATGTAGCTTGAACAAAATCTCTTACACAAATTTTATAAACATCATATTCTGCATTAAAACAATTTGTAACAGAAAATGTACTTGCACTAGAAGTTAAGGATTGTGAAGTAATAAATTGTAAATTTGTACTCATGATTTTGTCCTTATTCCATACAAACTTACTTCTGCATGTTCCATGTTGCTACCTTGGTCTGTAAGTATTCTTATTCCGTTAACAAAACTTTGTTGTGGTAAAAGTGATATTGCGTATTCAAAGTTTAAATCGCCACCTGCCTGAATACCTGAACTAAATGACGTGCTGAAACTAAACTTGGAACTATCGCCTAAATTGTAGAAATATATATAGCAATTATTAGTTTCATTGTCATCTGTGCCAGTCGCATGACTTACAGTTACTTCATCTACACCTGTTGTTTTGCTTTCAGTAAATGAACCTGTTGCAATACCATACTGTCTGTTTTGTTGATATACTGCTCCTGTTTCCAAAGTACCACTCTCATATAATCTATATGCAATGTAATGATTATCACTAGCTGGTTGAAAATTTGTAACTGTCATAAAATGTAAATCATAGGTTGTGGATTTTATATCTAAAAAATCTAAAGCAGAAGAATTACTTGCTGATTGGGTTTGTATTAATTCAAGTTGTCCAAATGTACTCCATTTATTTTCTAAATCAAGTTCAATAATATCTTTTGGATTAAATATACCTTTATTATTGAAGAAATCTTGTGTAACTTCTTTTCCTATGTAGCCAAATTCTTTACTCATCTATACCACCTTATACAATGTAAATGTTCCTGTTACATAAGTACCACTACCTGAACACACAAATTGAATACCATCACAAGCCTGTGCTT